GATAAACGATAGATAACAACCGCATCTTCGACCATGCGTAATTGATTGAGTGGCTTGATTGCTTTATGCAAATAAGAAAGAACCATGTTCTTTTTAGGATCTAACAACCCTGAGTTGATATTAATAATTGCGTCAGTTGAAATTTTAATACCAGTATCAATAGTTGGAGTTTGAACAATTACTTGACCTTGAGTACTGGCTTTATCATTGTAAACATAATATTCTTGATACCCAGTAACAATTTCAGCGTTTGTTCTTGGATCTTTCTTTTTAGTGACGGTTCTAATCTTTTTAATTTTTCTTGGATCAATATAGACTAGTTCTTGAATACCAGCACGTGGATTCTTTTCATCTAGCAAAGCCTGATAGAACACGCGTCCATCTATGTACCAGTTACGGAATATATCTGTACCGCTGTTTGAAAAGTCTAATAAGCGAAGAACATTGTCGAATTCTTCGCGAATCATCTCTTTAATGTTTTCTGGCTGTTCTAGATCATCGAGAATAATTGTAACTGATTTGCCTGCTACGTCATGCACAATAGATTCATTAACAATATCATCAACAGCAGTTTCAAGCTCTGGCTGCATAGACATTTCGCGATATCTAGTAATCAAATCACCTTCATTTTTAAATGATGATTCGAGATCTAGATATGTACCGAAATAACCGCCAGCATTGATATTAATTGCACCATCATCGTTTGTTGGTGCAGTGATTTGAGGCTGGAGATTAGATTGGCTAATCTCCGCCTTGCTTTTTTTAATTTCAAATCCGAAAAGATTGATACTAGCAGCCATATTTGTTTATTTCCTCATAATATAGCGTGACAATTTAAAATAATCACTTTTATCGTTTAGGCGCAGTCAGTTTATTTAATTTTTTATTGAATGATTTTTGCAACGAACCGCGAACTTCTTTCTTAGCCTGATTAACTGCGGATTTTGCTAATGACTTACCCAATTTTTTGAAACTGAATCCCATAGAGATTACCTCAAGTCTGAACCAGAAGCAGTGAAGTACTGGTAAGCAAATGTGACCGTATATTCTTCGATCATATCGTTCGATCCCCAATCTAGTTCGATTGGAGAAATATCAGTTGGGAACATATTTTCAAATGTATAAGTTACTAGTGGCGCACCGTCTCTTGCGTATTGAATTACTTCTCCGCGGAATGAATAGTCGTTCAATGTAATTGTACCTTCTGAAGTGTTTGATTCGTGACCATTGATGGTAGCCATTTTTCCTTCAAGAAGTTGACGAATATTAAAATTCTCGTCGTTGATTACGGTAACTGTCCATTCAGCAAAAGTTCTATTTCCTGCTAGTTTAACTGCACGACCGAAGTACGGTACTTCAATAACTCCTAGTGTTGAGCCAGGGATTGATGCACTTTTACCTAAGAACGAAAACTCGTCAGTGCCTAGATCGGTAATTCTAACTTCAAATAGATTTGGGCGAGCGCCGTCTTGAAAACGGCTGGTAAATGTAGAAATATTAAATGCCATTAGTTTTTACTCCTAATTAATTCTATTTATTAGAATTTCCCTACGATTTCTTCAAAGGATACACCAGTGCGAACCGCTACGAAGTTCAATTGAATGAAGTTGATGCTTCTGGCTGGTTTGACATAGATATCGCCGACGAAGCGGTTAGAGTCGATAATCTCAGGAGTATTGTTTGTAGTATCACATACAACCTTATAATCGAATATACCGCGACGACCCTTAATGCCTCTCAAGAATGGATCAACAAGATTTACAAACTGTGCTCTTGTAAACTCATCATTGAACTCAAACAATTGAGCCTTTGCTGCTCTTGAAATTGATTTCTCGAGAACAATAAACAAGCGGCGAACATTGATACGATCAAATGCGCTTGGGCGACCCTGCATGGTTTTGTCACCATATAGAAGTGTACCGTCGCCAGGGAATGATACAACTGGGTTAATTCCCAATTTATACATTGAGTCTCTGTCTGCTTGTTTTGGATTGAAGGACAACTTAACAACGTTGCGAATTTGACCTCTCTGGAATCCTGCTGGTGAGAACCATGGATCACGAGTTTGGTCAGTTCTTACGCAAAGACCAGCAACATCAGCATTGAGCGGAACCCAACGATAAACATCATTGTATTTGTCGTACTGGTATTTCCAACCTGAATCCATTACACCATATGAGGTTGACATTAGATTAAAGCGATAAGCATTAATATCTATCGCGCTTCCTGTATTTGCAACAGCGGCTTCATATTTTGGAGATACGAAGGCTATACAATCTTTACGAGTATCAGCAAGTGTTAGTGCAGCACCTGCTACTGTAGCAGCCCACGTTGAACTGTCAGTAACTTGGTTATTTGCGCTTACGCCACCATCACCGATAAACAATAGAGAAATATCAATTTCTTCTGGATCTTTAAACTTGTCAAGTGCTAGTGATACGTCTCCAGCAGTTGGGCGACCATCAAACCCACCGTACATTGAAAGTGTCACATTATTTACTGGAGTAAAGAATGTGGTTTGACCTGCTGCCTTAACTGCATCAATAGTTTGACCCCAAGCAGTATTTGCTATTGCAACTTCAGGGTGACCCAACCAGTGAATGTACTTAGAATTTCTGTAAATAAATTCTTTATAATAAGTAGCAGTACCGTCATCACCACGAGCATCTGATGCCTTTGATAGGTTAGGGAAACGCTCTAGAATTGTACCTGGTGTGCCTGAGAATTCACCGAGTTCGTCGATAACCACTAGGTGAATTTCGTCATTTGCTCCATTTAAAGACTTGCTAATTGCCCAGTTTGAAGTGCCTGGTTCTCTATCAAAGAATCCTTTGTAAGTCCATGTGTTAAATGTGGAAGCATTAGCACAATATGAAATCTTTAGCGAATTTCCAACTTTACCAGGATAACGTGCAGCAAACTGTAGATACATTGGTGCTGAGTTTGCTTGACCGTATCTTGTTAGGAAATAGGCATTATCGTTAGATATGGTTGTATTGGATGTAACGACACCATTTGCTAGGTTTGCGCTAACGTGTGTATTGGCGGTTGCAACCGAGTTTACAGCAAAATTGGTAGCGCCGCTTCCTGTATGGAGCACACGCACTACTCTCAAATCATTTCCATAATTCAAGAAATTTGCTGCAGACAGAAAGGAAACTGCAGTATTGTTATCTGGCTTTCCAAAAACTGAAACGAGTTGCGTTTCGTCTGAAATGGCGACAATTGTGTCTGCTGGACCCCAACGGAAAGAACCAACTGTTGCGCCAGTTGAAGTTCCTACGGCTGGTACTGATGTTGTTAGATCAATTTCAGAAGTATTGACTCCTGGAGATACGAGAAATGCCATGTTTTATGCTCCTATGAATGGAGTAGTGATTAAATTCTACAAATTATTTAGTAAAAAACCGTTTTTAACGTTCTACGACTGACCAAACGGCTCCGTCGGATACGAATTGTTGATTTTCTGCATTGTCAATTTCTTCATGACCAGCCAAAAACGAAGGTAGTGACTCCTCTTCCATCTGTTTAGCCATATCTTCGACCATTTTTTTCTTAAAATCGGCGTTTGTCAAGTCAGTTAGGAACTCTTGATTGGTTAACCAAGAAAAAAGTACCAATGTCATAACCATATCATCGTGAGAACCCATCTCAGCCTCATAAGAACCGCCGCTGGAGATAAAAGTGGATAGTTCAGCGATAGTATCGAAGTCCTGCACTAACAACTTTTGAGATTCAATAAGTTGTTTTAGAATTGAACACCCTAGTCGCTTGACCGACTTAGTCGTACGAATACCTCTTTGAGACTTGTTGCCATACCCCCATGTAACTGTGAGGCGATTTTTCATTTCAACCGTCGAAAGAATATTCTCATACTCATAATCATAGAAAAGATTATCGACAATTTGTTGACCATTATCATTAATTTCTACCAAGGCATAGGCTTCATTGTAATATTTGCATATTTTCTGTATAATTTGCGGGTATACGATTGGACTTATTTCATTGTTTCTATAGGTGCATACTTGGCGGTATGGTAATTCAGTAACATCAAATACACTAATTGTAGAGTAATCTAAACCTTTACCTCTACTGGTATCAACCACTGCTACATAGGTATGATTTTCGATAGGTTGTTTGTAGATTTTGATGCCATTTTCAGACAAATGCAGTGGCTTTACGAAGGCTAGAGATTTCAATGCAGCGGCTGATAGAAGCGTTCCAGCCGATCCCATGAACTCACATTCCATTTCTTGTAGGAACTTTTCTTCGCCAAGAATACGTCTTTGGTCGTCAGCCCAAGCCTGATCGCGACCAGGAACCTGACGCCAGTTGGCTTCGATGTGTTTGAATCCGTTTTGCCCTTCGACGGCTTCAGTCCACATACGATAATAATGATTCATGCCATTTGGCGTAGATGAGATCAAAATTTTGGACTGTGTACCAGAAGAAATAGTAGGGTAAACAGAAGTGAAGAACTCGTCGGCGATATTACTTGGAACGAATGCAAACTCGTCGAGATATAGTAATGAAATAGAGTAACCACGAATCGCGCTAGAGGCAGTTGACGTTGCCATTACACGGCAATTATTTTCTAATTCAATATCACCCTTGTTCCAAACCTTTACGCCTTGCTGTAACCATAATGGCAATGATTCATATGCCACTTTGATTCTATTCAAAATTTCACGCGCAGTTGGCGCTTTGTTAGCAAGAATAGCGACGAACTTATCTTCATTGAATAGAATGTACCAAAGGATATATCCTACAACCATCGTGGTCTTACCGACCTGACGACCTGCCTTTACAATCACTCGGCGATTGTCGTTGATGTCAGTAACCGCTTGCTTTTGAAACGGATAGAGTTTGATCTGTACGAAACCCTTATCAAGCGTAATAATCTTGACATAGTTTTCGATAAAATATACAGGGTCTTTGGAGCAACGAATAAACTCACGGATCTGATCTTCCGTAAGTTGCATTGGCATGTTAACACGTTTTAACTTGGGATTAGCCAAGTAGTGTTTTATTTTAGTCGGCAGATTCATTCTTTAGTTTCTTCAATAGTTCAGCCGTAGAGCCAACAAACACAGCCTTGTCTACGTTAATATTAGTTGGTGCTGCTGCTTCTTTTGGTTTCAGATCCTGTTGTTGCTTTTGTAGGATCATCAATTTTTCTGTGACGTCAGAAAGATTCTTAATCATATTCGCGGCAACTTCATATGCTCTGGGATGCTGGGACTCTTTTGCAACCTCAAGAATGCCGTCAAGTGCTTCGTTGCCCTTTTCAATTAGATTGTAATAGTTTGATCTTGAATAATCGACATCAGGCTGAACTGAATCAGATTGATGCAATGTGACTGGTCTATCTTCTTGCTTGTGTTCAACTGGAAGATAATTACTGTTTAAAACGTCACTCAAATCTTTATCTATGTTATTCATAATTATGTAATATTTGGATATTCCTCGATATTAATATCAAACCCAAATGCATTATTAGCATTTGCTGTTGATGGGATTGGTGTCACATCAATATTTACTAGTTGTAAATTTTTATCGCTGCTATCTACGATAGTGTAAACTGCATTTGATACTGCTCCTACTAATTTAGTATTGGCTTTAAATTCACCAAAACTTCTTGTGACCATCATATTATTAGCAGTATTGCTCCAGTTCATAACAAAAGCACTGGCAGTTGCGGTCATGGGATCTCTTCCAACATAAACTAACTCGCCAATTTTATAGTTTAAATTATTGCCGTTGTTGACTTGAATGTATCTATCTGAACTGGTTGTGCCAAAAGAATTGAATATGTTTGCTGTAGCAGTTCTGATAACTTTTGTATTGCTTTGAGTCGGACCATATAGATATGCTTTAACTGTAAACGTCAAATCCCATACTAGGACGCGTGTAGTATCACTTGAACCTTGATAATCTTGTGTATAATTAATACTATCAAGTATTACAGGCACGTCAACATTCAAACCATTAAGATCATTTAAATCAACGGTCAAAGTATAATCTGGACTGAAGTAAGGTAGAATTTGTTCAATAATCTGTGTACCATCTTCTGTATTTCTAGCATATACTGATAGAGTAAATGTGAAATTGTATGGCGTTTGTTTTACTGCGCTAAAATTATTTGACTCAGAATATAGATTATTGAATATACTTGTTTTTCTTAAAGGATCATAGTTGATAGATGTCATTTCAAATGACATTCTAGGCAAAGTTATTTGCACTTCTTTGTTCAAATTTGAATCTTGAGTAATTCTTGTATAGAATTTTTCTTTTGACGTGTATGACAGCGGAACAACTATGCGTTCAATTTCTACGTTACCTGCTTTGTTGTAACGATATAGTTGTATGTTGTTGAATAAGGTGCCAAATCCAACAACTAATTTTCTGGTAATTCTATGGTAGAAGTGTGTTTTAGATAACATAATTAAGGTTCATCCGCCGTGCCAAAAGGATTTGTCTCACTCCAATCAAGAATATTATCCGCTTCTTGCTCAATTCTAAAGTTATCATCAAATTCATCATTTGAATCTTCTTGAGTATTACCCGATACCATTGTCCAACTAGAATTGCTACTCACGCCTTTGATTGCTACCGTGCTAGCAAATGAACCTTTTATATTTCTCAAAATAAGTTTCTTAGCAGGTAGATCCCAACTTGAAACGATAGCCTTCGCGGTTGCATTAGCAAGATCAGTTCCTTGATAAACTATTTCGTGAGAAGTATATGTACCAGTACCACCAGTTTGCAGAGTAAACTCCACACCATATGCGTGTAAATCTGGTAGTCTATCGACAGCAGCGATACCAGTATTCAATATTTCTCCATTGTACTTGAACAATTCAATGCTCAACTCATACATGTATGGGATATACTTGCCAAGTTGTTCAAAAGAACCAGAGGCAGTTCTACTTGGACCTCTACCCAACTGGAAGAAGTTTTTTTCCTGTTCAACGAATTTAATTTCCATCAACTTTTCCATTGATGGCAACCAAATTAAGTCGCCTTCTTTTGGCGTAAGTCTAACGTCGCCAGGCACAAATCTCTCAAAAGATCTGCGCGCAACTGCAACTCTTGCTGATTTTTGAACTTCTAAACCAAACTTTGAGAAAAATTCTTGATTACCCTCGAAGTCATTAAAAGTTTCCAAAAACATTTCAATTGGATATGAGGAAGTGAATGATTTAACTGGATCATCGCCGAACAATTCATCCAACGATGATTGAGAACCTCGTGGGATATAAAACACATCAATGCCGTGATTGCGGATTGATTCAATAATCATATCCTCAATAAGTAACTGCTCTCTAGAAGCAGCCTGATTGTTGAAATAATGACTAGTTCCCATTAATAATTATCCAACCAACATCATTGGTGGAGCCTCATAGGTATCTCTGAGGTGTTCTTCTAGTCTCATTACGTCTTGTGTTGCATCGAGCAAAATCTTTTCACCATTTACCATCAATCCGCCTGGCAAAGTGTAGTTAGCATACTTGCTTAGATTAGAACCCCATTGACGCTTGAATAATGCAGTTGTGTATTCCTTTACCCAAACGTCATTGAATACTTTTTCGTAAGAATCTGGATCAACGATGCGAACAGCCTGGAATACAATATATTCTCCGACTGACGTTCTACCCTTCCAATCCATAAAGACCTTGATAGAACTGGTCTTTTTATTGAATTCAAATGGAATTTCGCCTGTGACAAGCATGTCCAACATGGACAAATGCTCACGTGCAATTACATAATAGGTATAGGAAGAAGAAGTAAGATTGTAAAAATCATTCAAACGAATTTGATAGTTGATATCAAAAATATTAAATCCCTGTTTTGAACCAGAAGATATGCTTCCAGTGGTAACAGGTAATAGTCGACTGACCCCAATAATTGAATCGGGGACTGGAATGACTTGGGTTTTCCTCATCGACTCGGTGACTTTAACTGCCAAATATTCTTGAGTTGTACCATCGTAATGGTATTCTCTGAATAATTGTAGAGCGTCGTCAATACGGTCTTCCAACTGATCCATGTCTACGTTTATATCAATCACAGGAAATCCGAGTTTTCTCAGACAGTAATCCAACAATTCTTGTCTGCTGCTAGGCTGCGCCATTTCTTAATCTCCCTCGAATAAATCCTTCTGGTTGAGTTCCTTCGATATAATATCTTTCTATGCTCAAATCAGAGTTGTAATACCATCGTTTTCCATTTGCGGCTCCTGGTTTTCCCCACATAGGGTTTTTGGAGCCGATAGGCGGATTTTTAGTCTTTGAATCTCTAATTTTTTGTTTTGTAAACTCAGTATGACCTTTACCCCATAGCGGATGTTTTTCTTTAGAGAATTTACCGATTTTAGCAGTACTCATTTTTTGGATTGATTCTTGCGAATGTTTTTTCCCAAACATAGCATTTTTAGGACCAGATCGGAACTTGTTTCTTTCTTCTTTTGTTAGAGATTGCCACCATTCTTTAGACCTGATTGATGAAGCAATTGAATTTCCATGTTTAACTGATTGATATAATCTAGAATTAGCCACGTAATTTTTTTTATTTCCGTGTACTAGGCGAGATAATGCAAACTGCATTTTATGTTTATTTTTGCCTGAGGTAACTTTTACCAGTAATAAGTGGCTGATAAAGTGTTCTTTTGCGGTTAATTTAACTGTGAAAGAACCACCAAAACATTTTGGAATGTAATGGTGGTTCTCTGTGTATTCTGTTTTTTCTAGAATTCTAGAACTGGCTTTTTCTATCAAAGAAACATACCATTTAAAGTATTTGTTTCTAATAAAGTATTCTGATTGTTTAAGTAAAATTGTAGAAAACACCATCAGATTCTCTTGTTATTTGCCAAAGATATACAGTATTTATAACCCAGCAAAAGCAAGAGAAACCCCCACCTTGCGGTGGGGGACTTTAGGTTTTACTGTACAACCGTTGGCGCAGGAGCCTGTTGTGGCTGCTGTGCTGCAACCTGTGGCTGTGCCTGACCAATAATCTTGCGGAGTAGACCATCTACAACGCGATGTGGGAGTTCTTGTAGTGCGCCCATAACGACGTTTACTTCCTGAACTGTCAACTCGATGTGTACGCTTGGTTCTTCCTTCTGGACCAACTTGTCTAATTGCTCATTTGCCATATAATAATCTCCTTATGATAACTTAATAATCAAACTCAAAACACGTTATATTTAGGTTTCTGTTGTGGTTACTGGTGCTGGTGGCGGATTCCAAGGTAAATTTGAGACTTCTACGACAGGATTTTTCTTCATATCGATCTGTCTTAAAATTTGCTCTTGAACGTGATTCAAATAAGTATCAACCACGACACTCTTGATCCAACCAACAACAATTTCTTCAGTTAGGTTTTCGTATGATACGAAATTCTCTGAATCAACTGATGCTAGTTCAAATGGAGTTGCGCCATTAAAAATGCCAGTATTCCCGTTTTCGTCTGTACCCTCACATTGCCAACTTGTGCTGACGATAACATCTGATAGAGACGCCCCGTTAGTTTTCTTTAAAGATACAATTTTCCAAGTATATGTAACTGCCATAGTTTAGTTTCCTGTTGTTGTATTTGAAGTATTAGAATTGGCAACATCAACTGGCGTTGTAAATTGAATAACGCCGAGTTCACGTTTATACTTCACTGAAGTCAAATGTTGTTCTAGGATAATTTCCCATTGAGCCTGGTCAATTTCTCCATTGGCTTTTGGTATGTTAATGCCACGCTCAAAAATTTTACCTTCTTCGTCAGTAAACCTTACAGTAGTTGATCTAGCATTAGCATCAAATGATGGTACGGTGTATGTAATGTTCATAAGAAAATCCTCAAAAATTTGAATTATTTATTGATCATTGGTATTTTTATTTAGTAATGCTGCCGTAAGCGCATCAATTTGCTTTTGTTGCTCTTTGATTGCTTCTATCAGCAACCCGATCATATTACCATAAGCAACGTTTTTAATTCCTTCATTGTCTTGAGAAACTGCTTCAGGTAGTACCAACTCAACTTCTTGAGCAATTACACCAGTTTGTCTCATTCCATCGCTGCCTTCATCAATTCTTTTAAATGTTACGCCGCGAATTTGCTTTACCTTTTCTATGGCATTTTCAATAACTTGTATATCAGTTTTTAATCTAATGTCAGAATAAGCAGTAACGTTCCCTGCCATCGTGAGGTTGCCGCTCATATCCATTTGCAAACGATTCGACGCCGCAGACCAGCCGCCGATGCGGAGCACGTTGTCGCTGTCAAGCCCCATATTGACGGCATAGTAACCACCGCGATGGAAAGCCATAATGGCTCCGCCGCTGTCGCTTGAGTACGCCTGCAGGGGCGGATTGCTGCCGCCGTGGTTTTGGTTCGACCGGAAGTACCAAATGTTGGTTAATGTTTGAGACGTATCATTACGAGTAAATGAGCCCGAACTAATACCGTCTAACAAGTCAGCATCAAGACCAGAACCAGCACCGTCATTGCCGCTATTCCAATATTTTACCCAACTACTAAAACTGTTTCCAGTAATATTTCTTTGGAATAGTTGATTTGCATTGTCTTCCCAACCCCAAGCAATTTGTGTTCCCCAAAAATTACTAGAATTACTGTGGCGCATGGATTCATAGAACCACCAAGTTCCTTGCGGACCACCCGTAGATATATCGCCGTGCCAAGTATAACCAGTAACTGGAGTGGCGCGGAACGACTCTGCCCAATCATTATTTGAATTTAAAGCACCTAGATGAGAATAAAGTCTAGCTGATCCATCTCTACCTGCAACAGTATTTGCACTACCTCCTGTTGATAGATTCCAACCATCTAACAAGTCAGCATCAAGACCAGTACCAGATCCGTCGTTAGCGGAAGTCCAAACAAGATTTCCATTTGTATAAAGTGTATTGACGTTGAAATAGAAATTGCTTCTATCAGTATAAATGTGAGCGTGACCACTGTTTGCTGGACCGAATTGAATCCAACCATCAGGAGTTTGGTGTCTCCATCCCCAATCACCTTGGGTCATGTAGTAGCTGCTGTTATTCAAATCTATACTTGCTACACGAACTCTTGGATTATTTGTTGTGAAGTTTACTGCAGAACCATCCCAAGAAAATCCTCTTCTGCTCCCCCAAGTGTTGTCGGAAGCCAAACTCCAAAACCCATTGTTTTCTGCAGCAACATACGCACCATCAATCAATACGCCTATTTGTCCAGCATTAGGAAGACCATCACCTAAAACAAATTCACCACCACTCGCTGATATACCCTGTAATCGCGATCCTGGTAATCCACTTCCATACCAACCACCACTCTTTGTCCAATATCCACTCGAATCAACACCGTCGAGTGTGTCAGCATCAAGACCAGAGCCAGCACCGTCATTTCCTGAACCCCAAATTGTTCCAGTATTGTGATTTAATAGAACTGTGCCATCATTAAAGTTAAATCCTAACACATTGCTTGTGTTATGATAAATTCCGCAATGTGAGAACCCGCTTCTATGCAATCCAATTCCTGCAGTTCCTGAAGTTGCTTGAATTTCTAATTGCAACCCGTTAAAATAATTTGTCGGTGATGCAATATTCCCAATAATTTCTTGAGTTCCATAAACACTAAATTCTCTATATGATCCACCACCACCAAATCTTGCGATATTAGTGAATGCGTTTGCAGTGCTGTGAGCATAATCCAAATACAAAGGCAGACCAGCACCTGGGTCTTGTTTTCTCCAACGATGACGGTATTGCCCATTTGAATAGTTACCGTCAAAAACTAAGCCTCTTGTTGCAGCATCACCAACTGCTAAAGAACCCGTTTCAACTCTTAATACATTTGGAACACTTACCATTCCGCTAGGAGCAATATTAATTGCGTCTATGCGATTAGCAAAATTTTTCACATAAAAGTTTAATGAACCTGCTGTCCAACCGCCAACTGTACCAGAACTTTCTTTTTTGGCTATGATGCCAGCAAGAGCAACTGAATTTCCTTGACCAGTTGCACCTTCGGCAGAAACAAAAGACATACCCACAGTGGTTTGATCCCCACCATCATTATTATACAAAGCAAGTGCAGGTCTTGATCCGTTTAACCCAGTTGTGGAATTATCTGCTCTGATCAAAAGTGATGGCGTATGATCGCCAGGATTTCTAAAAGTTGCTCCTTCCCATTGGAAGTAAGATTGTGTATTTGTGGTTTGACCACTGATCCACTGATAATTTGTAACGCCAACACCACCATCAGTACCAATTCTAAATCTTGTTGTTCCCCAAGCGGCGCTTCTATGTCCATGATTTTGATTTATTCTAAAAAAATCATCTGTATAACCAAAACCGACTGACCAAGTCGTACTATTATATCCGTGTGAGAATAGTATCGATGGGCGATCTGTTCCAGATGTTCCGTCTATTCTAAATTCAGCTACAACCCCCCAAGAATGATTTCCAGTATTGTTTACAAATATTGCACCTGCACCATTAACAGCGCCTGTATTTCTGAACAAATACGAGTGACCATTTTCCATACCTGCGACAAAATGGAATGGGTACAATGGTTCTGCATTTGCGCCATATGCGCCCCAATCACCAGCCCATCCAAGACCAATACGACCATTTTCTCTTACCGTCAACCAAGTTATACCAAGATATCCAGCAATACCATTATGAGGATTGTAATTATCATTAGCGAGCGTCGCATTTGAAAATCCCATATCAAATTTTGTACCATCACCACTTGTGCCAATTAACCATTGGCGTCTTTCTAAACCATTGTGTGTAAATTGAATTGTTGGACCATGATTGGCATTGCTGGTTACTGTGTGGTCAAGTACAAGCGCTGGATATGCTCCTCGCATATAAAATACTGGGCGTTGATTTCCGTCAATTAGTGTATATGGAGTCGTTGTTTTTTTTATAACAAACACCAATCTTGCGCCATTAG